GTTTCTTTCCAAATGGGATCATTTACTGTTTTAGTTTGTTTGGCTATTGACTCACTACTTCGTTTTTCTCTGTTTGCCCCATCGATGCCGTTTTCTTCGATCAGATTGGCCCATAGTGAGGATTCTACTATATGATTATCTTTACAAAATTTTCTTGCTACATCAGTTATACTGGCATCATAATACCAATCGCTATTCCAAATATGTATAGATTTAGCATTGTGTTTTTTAATGTGATTTATCCATCTTTTGCCAGATCCCGGGTATTTTTCTATATCCTCTGTGATGGTCTTACCAAAATATTTCAGATCGCAATGAGAACATTTCTTTATATAAAGCCTCGTGGGTCTAATAGATGCTATTTTATCTGATGCAAAATTCATGTTGGAAACCCTATATTGTTTCTAGAATAGTTGGGCTAAATTTGAAATTAGCCGCGAACTGCACTAATATTTATAATATATCAAACCTTACTAACATACAGGACTTCTGATTATGACACCCAAAGCAATTTCTGAAATTATTGATGAAGCTTGTAAACTAAAGAAAAAGGAAGATAAGATTGAATTTCTCAAAAAGAATGAATCAGTCCCACTTCGTACAATTCTAAAGTTTACATACAATACAGCACAGATTAAATTTCTTTTGCCGGACATTCCTCCGCCATGGAAAAAGAATGGATATAAGGATGTCGAAGGTATGTTATATTCCGAGACTAGACGGCTTCGAATCTTCATAAAGGGTGGCGGTTATGATGATATGAATCAAGCAAAAAGAGAATATCAATTTATATCACTGTTGGAAGACATTGATGATCAAGATGCAGAACTTCTTTGCAAAATGATTCAACAAAAACCACTTAAAGGCCTTTCACTGGAAGTTGTAAAAGAAACCTTCCCACAAGATTATCTAGCAATGGAGACTAATAACTAAATGCCTAAAACATTCAAAAAATTTCGTGATGAATGGGACGACGAATGGGATGCAGGAGATGATGATTTCCGTAAAAAAGACAACCGCCTAAAAGATCGCAGAGACCAGCGCCGGAAAAAGGTAAGTGAAAAGAACTCCAAATTTGATGAAACAGGTGATGAATAAATGCAACTTTTTGATAATGTAATTTTGACAGATGCAGATGGTTGTTTTCTTAATCTCGAGCACACGTTTCACATGTGGATGTCAGAGGGTGGGTATTCACCAAAAGATACTGAATTGTACAGTTTTCACCATATGTATGGCATCTCAAGAGACGCTTGCAATACGCTGTTTGAATCGTTCACTAAAAGTGGTGCCATAGCAAAACTGCCGCCAGTAAGAGATGCAATCAAGTACATCCGAAAACTACATGAAGAACATGGCTATGTATTTCATTGCATAACAGCAATTCCCGATACAGAACAATTGTATCGAGCACGGATGAAAAACATCCAAAATTTGTTTGGCAAGACTGCATTTGAGAAACTGGTATTGTGTGACGAATCAGCCAACAAGAAAAAACATCTGGAGCTATATAGGGACTCTGGTTGCTACTGGATCGAAGATTTGCCAAAGAATAGTTTAGTAGGCGTTGAACTTGGGCTGGACTGTATACTAATGGATGGGCGCTATAATAAAGATTTTGACCATCCCGATGTAAAAAGAGTATATAACTGGAAAGAAATTTACGAAACTATAACCGGGATCATATAAATAGGTTTGTAGGTCAAATATTATATCATGCCATGAAAGGGTGATCTACACAGATCACCCTATTTTTTATTTGGAGAACAGATGCCAACATATTCGATGAGAAACACTAACACTAACGAAGAGTTTGAGATAAGCTTCAAATACTCAGAACTAGAAGCTTATCTCAATGATAACCTACACATCAAGCAAATTTTTACTAGATTCCCGGGGACTGTGGACCCGGTAAACGTCGGTGTAAGAAAAACCGATGAGGGCTTCAAGGATGCACTTCGTGAAGTTCGCAACGCACACAGAAAAAATACTATAAATGTATAAACTATAACCCAGGAGGTTACATGCGTAAACGTCTTTCTCGTAAAACAAAAACACAAATCGAAAGAGAAACGGACCATATTATCAACACAAAGTTTTCAATGAAACGTGTCCAACCTAAGACAAAAAACCAGCAAAATATGTTTGACAGTTACTATTCTGGCAAAATGATTGCGGCTCTAGGTTCAGCAGGTTCAGGAAAAACATTCGTAGCAATGTATCTTGCGCTCGAAGAAGTATTGCAAAATAATGATTATAAGCAAGTAATCATTGTTCGCTCCGCGGTACAGACTAGAGAACAAGGTTTCATGCCAGGCTCACTAAAAGAAAAAGAGGCGTATTACGAAACACCTTATATTGATATAACCAACGATTTGTTTGATAGAGGAGACGCTTATCAAATACTTAAACAAAAGGGTCAAGTTAAGTTTATGACATCATCATTTGTCCGAGGCCTTACATTTGACAATTCAATTATTATAGTTGACGAAGCACAAAATATGAATTATCAAGAACTGTCAAGTATTATTACTCGACTAGGCGAAGGCTCAAAGATTATAGTTTGTGGTGATACCAAACAAGATGATTTAACAAATAGCAAAAACAGATCAGATATTTCCGGTCTTGTTAAGTTTAAATCTATCCTAGATAAAATGAATAGCTTTGATATTATTACCTTTACCACAGATGATATTGTTAGATCTGGCATTGTAAAGGAATTTATTATCGCATCTGAGTTAGAAATGGCCTAATTTAAATAAAATATTGGCAGGAATTTAATTCCTGCCAATTTCTTTTCTCTATTTAACTTCTTAGTAATTCTAATTTTTTCTTTAGTTTCATCCGACATTTTTCTCCCATACATTGGGTTATTAATCCCCGAAACATCAGCGTGATTAATGTCCATGTACTTTACTTTCTTTTTATGTAAGAAAGTTTTGTAACAATATCAGATACCGATATACAAATGTATATAAATATAATAAATATTGCTGGTCAAAACTATCTGCTACGACTAGAGGTAATGGAGCTGTGAACTCGCGATTACCAACTTTATTTATAAAAACTTGAATTAGCATAATAAAATAAAAGTGTTGTTGAGCATCTCGGTGCTCAAAAACCTAAGGGGAATATATGCCAGCAGTTGCCGTATGTACAGTGGATACAATTTCCACGGGACACCTTTGTGATGCTACCGCGCTGATACAAGGTGCCATACAGACTAAAGTTACTATAGGAGGGAAACCAGTGGCTATACAAGGTGATGCAATAGCACCTCACACAATACTTTCCGGTTCCTCTTGTGTACCTCATGCCGCTGTAATAAATGCCGGATCAACAAAAGTGTTTGTCGGTGGGATACCTATAGCACGCGTTGGGGATTCTGCAGATCTAGGTGCCATAATATCTGGATCGTCAAAAGTATCTGCCGGAGGGTAAAATGAAAACATTTAAGGAATTTATTCCTAGTCGTATCACGCGAATTGAAGAAGATACGTGCTGAGTTTGAAGAAAAGGGTTATTAGATACACGTACTAATTATTTGCCTCATATCTCATATCTCATTGTCATATGTTTGTGGCGTATATTATATAAGTAAACTAACACTACCTGACTTTATTATGAACTTTGGAGTATTAAAAATTGAAGACATTAAAGAAGACATTTGAGCACAAAGATTTAAATCTACCTGAACTAAGTGCCGAGATTGTAGAAGGCATAGGCCGACTCTACACGACTCCGGAAGGACTCAAATACCCTTCTGTTACTACAGTCATCGGTAAGACTTCTGACCAGTCTTGGCTTGATGCTTGGAAGGCACGAGTAGGAGAGGAAGAAGTTCGAAAGGTATCCGCACAGGCTTCGCGAAGAGGTACCGCAGTACACGAACTCGCGGAAGAATATCTAAAAAACAACCCACAATATACCAAAGGTCATATGCCTAGTAATATTGCTACATTCGGGCAGATTAGACCAATTTTAGATAAACATGTTACTAAAATATACGGTCTTGAAGTGCCGTTATATTCTGATAATCTGCGAGTAGCAGGAAGAGTTGACTGTGTTGCAGACTGGGATGGTGTTCTTTCAATCATAGACTTTAAGACAAGTAAGCGCGAAAAGAAACGCGAGGATATCGGTGGATATTTTACACAAGCTTCTGCATATTCATATATGATGTTTGAACGAACAGGTATGCTACCTAAACAAATCGTGATCATGATGATGGTAGACGACGGTGAGCCACTTATCTTTATTGAAAAGTCAAAAGATTGGATTGAAAAGTTCATAGAGCTACGAGAATCGGTTGACATTTAACACGAATCGGTATATACTAATAATAGGAAATAAAAGGATATGTGATGAAAATCTCTGATGCTTTCAAAAGCCTACAGCTTGGCTTCAAAGACGGTTCCTACATTGTTTTGAAGGGTTGATATGTCTAAGAGTCGCTTTTCAATTACGGCCATCATATACGACAAGCGCGGCAGGGTTCTTTCAATCGGTAAGAATAGCTACGTAAAAACTCACCCTCAAATGAAAATTCATGCTTGTAAGGTAGGACTTCCTCATAAAGAATTCCTCCATGCTGAGGTGCATGCAATTGTCAGGTGCAAGCAGCTTGAAAAGGCACATAAAATTGTAGTGATGCGTTTTGATAAACAGGGTAATGAAATGAATGCTAGACCTTGCCCTGTTTGTCAGAGTGCAATATTTTCTGCCGGCATATCTATTATTGAGCACACATAGCGGTTGACAACAGTACATAAACTGTATATTAACCAAATTATATAACTGAAAGGGACTATAAATGTTTATATCTGATGAGCAAGCCCACAAGCTTCTTAATCCACTTTACAATGTTGCTGAAAAAGATCAAAATGACGTGATTGCCAATGCAGCATCCGCACTTGCAGTTCGCATTGAAACCAAAAAGAGCCGCTATCTATTGACTACACTTGAGCAAAGGATTATTCAGTACGCGCTTAAGAACCAGCCCATCATGCCCGAGGCTAATCAGAATCGTCGGAAGACATACAAGAGACGGGTTTCTTTAGCCTAACTACTTATTCTTCCTGCTTTTAGTAATGCCTTTGCGCCAACCGAGAGGGACTTGCTCGTCCCTTTCTATGTATTTGTTAGTATGCCCGTCAGTAACAAATATTCTGCCTTTAGTGCTATTAGTTCTGCCTGCATACCAGCCCTCTGGTATGTCCTCATTTGGGCTTATAGATTTATCATTATAGCCGTCAGTTATGAAGATATTCCCAGCAAACTTAGCTTTAGATCTCTCTCCGAGTTTCTTTCCCTCAGTAATCTTCCATTCGCGAGTTCCCTTGGTCTTCTTTGTAGCAGCTGATATTTTTGCGACAACATCTGGGCAATGTGAAGGATTTTCTACCCCTCTATTTTTGATATTAGTTGCTCTTTGAGCTGCTTTAGTAGATTCAGACTGTGTATGGAATGGCACACCATACTTTTGTAGGCAAGTTTCTAAGTATCGCTGTTTATACTCATTAGTCTGCGTGTATACTTCAGTGCCATATTTCTCAAGATTAGTTTGCTTGATTCTACTTTTTATTATCTCGGACTGGAATGCGTTTCCACCCCATAAAGTTCCATCATAATGAGTTTCATCTTATCAGGATTCATAGCCCCATCATTTTCGTGTCCATTATAGAATCTTAAATTACTTCTTGCCTTTACTTTTCTAAGGAATCTTGTCTCGTAGTTATATGCTTTTTCTTTTGATTTAAATGTTCTTATTTTTCTAATGACAAACACATTAAGACCATGTTGTTCAATGATTTTCTTTATAGTCTTGGAAGAGGTAGAATAACCGTCTTCTTTCAATAATTGATCTGGATGGCATCCTTGAGCCCATTTAGCACCAGCGTAATACATGCCGTTGCGAGTATCCTGGATAATATAGAAATATGTCGTATAAATAGATTTGCTGGACATAATAGTCTCCCATGATTATTTGCTTCTGTCTAGAGTAGTTGGGATAACCGCCAAGTAATCCGCGAACTACATGTTTATTTATACAAGTAAGAATAACAAAGAACAAATTTAATCGTTGACATTTATTCCGAATCGGTATATTATAAAAATAGGAAAATAAAAAGGAGCTTCCTATGCAAGACATTCAAACTTTTACTGCAATCTGTGAAAAGGCTTCCCAAGCTGGATATGCAGCCGTAGAAACTGCCCGAGTAGTTCCAATGGTC